CCTGAACTTGTTATTCTTTGGCAGAAACATAGAGATAGTTGCTAAGATGCCAAGCGTAGCTACACCTGCACCAATCAAGTTATCCTGTATCTGCTCCATAATAATCTTTAAATAAATCATATACTGCTCCCATCCTGTTCAGCTTGGTTAAGATTATTGGGTACTGCACCATTAATAAATGCGTCTCGTATTGCCTGCTCCGCTTCACTTATTTCTGTCTTACCTTCGCCCACCTTAATGCCCATAAACGATGTGGTCTTGGGTATCTCTTGATTAGAGAACTTAGAACCTTCGGGTGGTGTGATTGTACCTGTGGTGTTTAGCTCCTGTATCATAGGTGCGGCTTCGGCTACAATCTGTACTGAGTTGTCTACGATTGCGTCTGCTTGAAAGTATGTAGCAGAGCTAAGTGCGATAACGCCTGATGCACCAATGCTTTGAGCCTGTGCGATTGCTGTGCTTAGTACAGTTTCTTTTGCGATCTCGGCTGATACTTCTATAGCACCAGAGCCTATGGATTCGGTTACTGTTTCCTTGCCAGAGTAGATATCATTAGGCTTCTCCACCTTAATATTCTCACCGCTACTTTCGGTGGAAGTAATGTAGCCCTCAATGATAACCTTCTGACCATCCTCAATCACTATATGCCTCTGTTGCTAACAATGCCTTGTACTCTTCAATAGTAAGAAAGTCTTCGATAGTGTAGCCCTTATCACCCAACCACGTTTCCCAATCCTGCAAATCATCGTAGGTCATATTGGGTGAGCGATATGTAACATCCTCCATAGCGGCTAAACGAATAACAGCAGTAGTATTATCCAAAGAGTAAACCTTAGTTAATACATAAGCCCCCAAGTCTTTAACAACAAGGTCGCCCTCCTCATCGTCAAAGGTAGCCCAGTTTGCATCGATAGGCATATCCTCTTCCAAAAAAGCTACTGGCACTTCTAAGAAAGCATAAGCATCACCATTAATGTGGCGAAACTTATCGTACTTGTGTACTACAATTTCATCAACTGTATCCTCAATCTCCGACATACGTTCTAGTCCTTGTTAATTCGTCACCAGTTAAAGCTGATGAGTAGTCTAATACTTGAGTAATAAAACTATTATTTTTCCGAGCAAATGTTTCAGTTGCTGTAGAGTTATTAATTGTAAATAATTCTTTAGTAGTTTTGTCATTAGTAACCATATCAAACCCACACTCTGAGTTGTTGTGTGTGTAACCAGATGGGTTGCTTATAGATGTGTTACCTACAGCGTAATCAGCACTTACTAATGAGCCTGCGGTATCTGCAATTCTTGCCCCCCAGAAGTTTGCAAGCGTAACATTTGTTGCTGTGGCATTTCCTATAGCTCCATTCTCGCTAGTTATTGTAGTTGTTCCAATTCCTTGCGACATTGAGAAAGTAAGCACCCCATCTACTTTTATGTTATATGCTGTTCCTGCTGTGGATGTAATCTCGCCAGTTCCTGCTGTTAATGTTGCAGTACCATCGTGCGTAATAACACTACTGCTAGTAATACCTGTAGCTACTAACTTGTCATTAACACCATCAAAGGTAGCGACCTGTGTAGTCTTAGTAGCAAGTGCAGGGATTCTTTTAGTGGTTAATGTTCCAGTACCATCATTAGTATAGGCTGTGTAATTTACAAGATCAATAAACCCATCTGTTGTTGGCACAAAGTGTCTTACTAAAGCTCCACTTGCGTTAAACACTTTAGCATAAGCAACATCACCATTAACAAAGCTATCTGCTGACCCACTAAAGTTTCTAGCACCAATATATAAATCACCAACACTTGAACCTGCTGGCGATACACTTGAGTCAATAGTTTCTACTCCGTCAATGTAAAGTTTACCGCCTTCTATTTTGTATGTAGTAAGTTTATCAAAGATAGTAGAGTCTACTGTCGCAGTAAGGTTAGCAGATTTGTAACCAAGTCGTACTGATGTAGAATTATTTCTACCAGTAAAAAATCTTACACCAACAAATGAACCCATATAGTCGCCATCAGAACCCAATCTGGCTTTAAACTCAAAAGTAAAGTTATCATTTGGTGAAAGACCGCTTTCTATATAGTCATCTGTACCATCAAATGTTACACTAGGTATGTGACCATATTCGTGATTCCAAGATGCTATGCTGTTTTGCGTTGACCAAGATGTACCTGTGATCGTGCCGTGGTTACCTTTGCCACTTACATCGTATGCCTTAGTGCCGCTACCTTCGGCTAGTGGGTAGTGACATAGTAAATCAGTAGAGCTGTTGCCTACTTTAATATCTGTGACCAAACCATTAAAGTGACGACCACTTGTAACGCCTAAAAATACTAACTCATCATTTCCAAAAGCTGTTGATGCCGCTGATACTGTTTCAGTAAATCTTTGAGTACCATCTAACTCGTAAGCAGAATAAATTAAATTAGAGCCACTTCTTTCACATACAACTTTGCTCCACTCGTTTAGTGGTATAGCATTTGACGCAGAAGTTTGATAGCTAGTACCAGATATTCTTGAGGCAAGCCTGCCAGTAGTGCCGTTAAATCTTAAATATTGATTAGTAGCATTAATAGAAACAAGCTCTTGAAAAAATACAAAGCTCTGTGGATATACAGTCATTTCTATATACCAGTCACCTGTGGGCGAGGATGTTAATTGAGCATCAATATTATCCGCATCATCGTTATCTGAATCAATGCAGTTTACGCCAGTAAGGTTGGCATCTGTACCCTTAGAGTTGGGTAAGGTTTTGCCATCCTCCGTAGCCCCTCTGATCCAAGACGTAAGGTTGGTAATAGTGGGCAACAACCCACCAGTACCAGAGCCAAACGCCCCGAACCCTGCTCCAAACGAGCCGAAGTTCATTACACTTCTCCGAGAGGACAAACATTTACAGTAGCACTTGAAGCAATTTGTTCGCCAGCACGAATAATTGTAGTGTATGAGCTACCGAATGTTATTAGCTTTCCTGTGTTTGTAGATGGACTCTGTGAACCTGCACCAATTACAATCCAAGCATCTGATGATACAGGCGTAATAACAACGTGTTTCTCTGCGAAAGCCGCAGTTGATGTTGTTACGTTAGCCGCACTTGCTGTATCAATGTGTGCGAACTGTAGTTTATTTTGATATGCGTCTTCTGCTACCTTTACATTTCTGAATGAGGACATAACCTTACCTTACCTTTCTTAGTGACCAAATGCCACCCAATGAATTTTTTGTAAACTATTTGCACCTTCAACATTTACTTTTAACTGAGTAGATGTCGGTGCTGTTTCTATTTGTACTACCAAGTCTGTGTCGTCACCGCTTACCTGTGGCGTAGCCTGTGCAGATATAGTTGCAGTTGGGAACGCTGTGCCGTAAGTGATGGTGTATGTTTGATCTGATGTTGCAGTCAACGCACCAAACTTCATAATCAATCCGTTTGGAAACTCTACGCTTTCACCGCCTGAGTATGCGTCAAAGTTCTGCTGTTGGTTTTGTGCTACTACACGATCAAGTGCTTTGTTAAGTGCAGTCGGGTCAATCGTCGAACCCTCCTGTAGGTCATACTGCTGTGTGTAGGGTACTGTACGCTCTACAATGTAGGTAGAACCAGTAGTTGCATTACCACCCAAAGTAATTGTAGCACCATTAGATGTATCTGAGTTTGTCGCTGTAACGCTAAACTGTGTAGCACTAGAAGGACTAGCGTTGTATGATAACGTAGTGTATGTTCCATCTGAATCGATACGAACCACACTAATATCTGTTGTGTCGAAATACGGAATAGTAAAGTCAAACTTTGTCTGACCACTTACCGCTGTGAATGATTGTTTATTTGTTGTTGTACTTAACGCCATACCAAACCTCGCTTCTTGTTATATTAAAGTCTTTATGTAAATGTCAAGATCATTTTTAAATTAAAATGCTCTGCCTTGTACTTCCCTGTCTCTGGATTGTGAGCCAATACCAAAGAACTCAGGCATCGTTCTTATTACAGACTCGTTAAACTCCATTCCTTCTTTCATATCCTGCTGTACTGTTTCTACAATAATTGGTAAAAATGCTTTATATACAGACTCGAACCAAGTTCTTTCATCACCAACTAAGTTTTCTCCAGTTATAAATTCTAGTGGTAAACTTACGGCAGATGATACTTTATACGATGCGTAATTTTTAAGAACTTTAGTTAAGTCTTGGTTTCTTTCTAAATCACCTATTCCTCTTGAAGCTAATGCAACTTCTGCGGCTAAAAATATTAAACGAAGCTCACTAGCTCTACCGCCTGTAATATCAATAACATAGTTATCTAACCTTAATTTCATAAAATCTGGGTCTTCTGGGTCTAATTCTATTTCAAAACCCATTAACGTAAATGCACCGACTAATCCAATAAAGGATGTGTAAGCTCTTGCCCACTCACCAGCAATACTTTTAGCTAACTCTGGGCTAAATGTTCTGTTACCAGCCGCATCTGTTGTCCACATACGTCTAGCAGAAATCATAGTTTGCCATTTAGAAGTTACCCATCTAGGAGCCATAAACCACTTACTTATAGTTTGTGCGCTATTTTCCAGTTTACCTAAGTCGCCCCTACCTGTATATTCATTAACAAATTTAGCGTAGGTCTGTAAAACCTCTGGTGTGGCTGTAGGATTCTTTTTAACAAAATCGTCAAACATAGACATACGCAACAGATTTAATCCAGTAATCATATGTCTATTTGATGCACGAACCCAAGGGATTCTTTCAGCCAATCTTGAGCTAAAGCCTTCCATTTGTCTTGAAAACTCTACGTCTAAGTCAAGTAAACCCAACCCAGCAGATACTGCTTTTTTATAGTTAGCACTACGTTTTAGTTTAGAGTCTATAGTTAAAAACTTAGCGTCAGATAAAAAGCTAGGGAATGTTTGACCAAACACTTTTACTGCACTTACGGGGTTAGATAATAAACGCAACATACCCTGCCTACCAAAGTACCCCATATCAAACGATAGCTTTAATGCACGGAAAAAGTCCATTGATTTACCAAAGAAATCATAATGCCAACCACGCATCTTAAATATTTCTCTACGCAACTTAGCTTTTGCTTGATACAACTCGTTGCGTTCTTGTTCTAACTCTGGGTCTACATCTACAGTTTTTGTTTTAAAGATAGCCATTTCATCTATCTTACCTTCTTTTAATAATTTAAGGTCTTGTTCTACAGATGCTTTGTCGTCATACAAACGTAGGCGTTTACGCATCAACTTAATTTCTTGTTTAAGTTTTGCTTCTTCTTCTGTGTCGATAGGTTTAGCTTTTTTAACATCACGATATTCTTTGTCGTACTGGTCACGCAGTCTATCTAGTTGTTTTTTAAGTCTAGTAACTTTGTTTTCTTTTCTGTCATAAGCCGCTTGTTTTTTCTCAACAATCTTAACACCCTTTTCGATTGTTTTATTTTCTGTTTCCGTAAGCTCACGACCAGTAGCATTCCGTGCATTATTTTTAACAGAGTCTACATCAAACTTTTCTTGAGTTGACAGCATACCTAAAGCGGCTAAACCACGACCAAGCTCTGTTCTTGCACGTTCAATGTTAGTTTGTGCAATATTTATTTTTTCATCATACCCATTTATTTCTTGTGTAATTATTACAGCTTCTTCTAGGTTGCCAGTATCTAGTATCTCGTTACGTTTTATCTGTGCTTGTTTTTTAGATTCATCTAATGACGTTAAATATATAAGCAATGTGGCAACTTCATTGTCTGATAGTGGTCTTGGCTTTTTACCTATTTCTACAATTAATGCGTCTGCTTTTTTAATAATCTCTGTTTCACCCAGCTGAGATACATCATTAATTACCTCTAGTTGCGATTTTGTTTCTGGCGGTGAAAACCTTGCTAACTCCTGTGCTTCACGAATTTTATTTACGCTTGCACGATTAATTCCTGTAATTGTTCCACTTTCTACTGCATCAGCTTTTCGTTGCTCTGGAGTCTTAGCCATTTCTTCTTTAATGCGTTGTGTTGTACTACGCACAATTTCAGGGTCTATTTCTTGGAATCTAGCTTCTAAATCAAACTCACCAAACTCATCACCCAAAATAGTTTTAACTGCTCTCATAGCAACTTTTCTTTTTTGTGGGTCGTCGGGTAGTATTTTAAATTGTTTGTCGTTAGGGTCTGCAAATACAGCGTCTTTAACAAATAACAAGCCACCTATCTGAACCATCTCACTACCAGACACTACAGGCTTCATATCTGCTCTGTCGTAAAAGTAAGAGAACATAACTGGGTTATATCCAACCTGTGTCCAGTTAGGGTCGTTAAGTAGATTTGAGGCTAAGACATAATCATCTTCTGGAGTTGATTCAACAAGCTCACCCTGTACTGTAGCTACAGTAGACTTTCTTTCACCCACGCCAATTTTTGCGGCTTCGTATGGCGGTGCTATCATCTTAACATTTTTAAGTCTAACAGTAGCACGATAGTTAATAGGTGTACTAGCTCCACCAGCACGTTCCCCACGTTGTTCGTGAATTGTAACAACAAATACCCCGTGATCTGTATAGGCTGGGATGTCAAGTCTTGACTCAACAATGTCGCCTTCTTGCTTGGGGTTTTTAAATTTATCGCCAACAAATTCTTTTTGCTTACCTTTAAGGGATTGCTCAATAGCTTTATCGGTAGGTAATAGTGGTAGGTTTACAAATGGAAATGATGGTCTACGCATTCTTACAAGTCTGCGGAAATACTCTGAGTCTATAGTACCAGTAAGTAAATCTTTTATTTCTCTTTTGAATACACGTTCTAGTATATTCTTTGGAGGTTTAGTAAACTTATCTTTGTCTGATCTTACTACTTGAAATCTTCGTGAAACACCATCTTCAATTTCCATTAATAAATCTAAAAGTTCTTCTTGTAAATCTTGTTTAGGTAAATTACCTAATCCTTCTAATTCTGGTAATTGTTTTGCAATAGACTGAAGTTCTTTGTATGTAAAAGTATATTCATTATCTACAAATAATAAATCTCTAATAGCACCTAAAGAATATGTTGTTCCTCTAAAATTAACTTCCTGATTTATTCTTTGCTCACGGCTAGTAAGTGCATCTGTATCAGTAGTAAGTGGTGCGGCAAATAAAGACATACGCATTGTTCTAAATAAATTAGTTAATGCTTTTCTTGTGCTATTACCTTTCTCTTTAGCTTTAGCTAACTCAGCTTCTGCTGAATATTTTTTACCTTCAGATGTAGTAAACTCTGGTATAGCCTTAGTAACATCAATAACTTTATCTAAAAATAAAACTTCTATTTTACCAGCTTCAATATGGTACTCATAAGACGGGTGGTAAAACTTGCCACGTTTGGGTGTTTTAACTACTTTAGGTTCGTCTTTAAATCTGATAACAGTTACTGCCTCACGAATATTAACATCTTCCAACTCTGGGTCTGCAAATACTTTACCTATAGTATCTACAGTACCTACGGCTTCGTAAAAGTTTGTTTTCGTTTGACTTTTTGCTTTTCCTAATAATTTAATTACAAATTCTTTTCGTTCGTCAAATGTAAACTCATTATCAAAAATGTATTGCAACAAAGCGTTTACAGCATCTTTAGGTGAGTCTGCAGTATCTATTGCACTCAACGCACCCTCTTTATACTTTGTTAAATCCATTACGACTTTTCGTGTGCCGTCAGGTAATTTTTTTGTTTTCTTAGTATTTAATATTTCAGATGTACGATTTTTAACTGAGTCAATATCTACCTCACCAGACTCAACTGCATCAGCAAAGTATTGAAAAATAATCTTCATCATATTGCGATTTGATAGATGAGATGTATCAGACATAATTGCAGGTATAAGATAGTAGTAACCATCTGGGTCTTTTTGCAACTGATTAACAATGTTGTTTGCTACAGTTTTAGAGTCACTAGCCCACACACGACCAGTAATAATTGGATAAAATATACCTCCTAAGAATGTATTTCTTCCAAACTTACCGCCAACCATTCTGTCAGACTCAGTTACAGATACTAATTTACCAGCAAGAATCTCTGTTTTAATTTTGCGTACTTTAGTATTTTCGTTTGTTTTAAATCGCTTTAAATCTTCAGCAGTAAACTTAGACTCACGGATTGTAGTGTTGTCTATATCTTGTACTACCTTACCGCTACCCTGTAACAACTCAACATCAGCCTCAGTAATCACATCACCAGTAGCTAGCTTACCAGCTACAGTATTCATTAGGTCTATTACATCTTTGTCGGTTGTAATATTTAACCCAATGTTTTGTAGACCCTTTGCTATAAAATCAATTAGCTTACGAACAGCAGAACGATCTTCTGTAGTCAATGCTTCGTAGTTAGTTGCAATAATACCAGCCAGCTCAGCCAATGCTTCTTCGCTTTGTAGGTTTTCTCCGTACTTAGCTGTATGCTCATCTAACTTGGATTTTAACTCTTTATTAGTTGTGCGTGATATACGTTTGTATAAATCATCAGCAAGTTTTTGTGCCTGTGCATTTGTTGTAATGTTACGCAAAAATATAGCGTGGAAGGCTTCGTGTGCTACAGTACGCTCATTTCGCATTTCTTTGCTTATATGAAGCGTTTTTGTGGCTGGGTCATAGACACCACCCGATTGATTCTTTCCAGACGCTTTAACGTAATCCTCTTGCGTTTCGTGTACTATTACTTTTACGTCTGGTGTAATCTGTGAAATAGCTTTTTGAACATTTGCAACCTGAGTATCTATATCAACATCAGGAGTTGTTTGTGCTTTAATAAATATATCACGGGCAGTTTCAATGCTTATGTTATTGTCAATAGCAATCTGCTCTAGTTGCGAATCAAACTCACCTCTGCGTACAGCATCTATTTCTTCTTTAGTTAGCGTACCTTCTTCACGTTGTTTTAGTGACTGCTCAATAATGGACTCGTACTTATTATCCATATAGTCATTAAATGCTTGTGTAGCTTCCGCTGTTTTTTCACTAAACATAGTAGAAGCTAAGTTAACGGCAACAGAATCTTCTGCAACCATAGGGTCGCTCATAATTAGTTCTTGTATTTCTTCTGAAGATTTTTGGTTTGCAATGCGGTTTACTTCACCTTGAGTATATCTAAACCCAGAACCAGCAAAGGATGCACTGCCATCCATAATACTACCAACAATAGCACTTAACGCCACATTGTCTAAAATGCCAACATCGTCACCAAATCCTATTTGAATTAGGTTTTCTAATCCAGTAGCACTACCTTCAGATACAGTACCAGCAGTAGCACCTTTTATTGTATTTACAGTTATTGTTTTTAATGTCTGTTCTTTTATTTCTTGTTTAATTAATTTATCAATAATTTTAGTTGTACCAAGATATTTTTCTGTAGCTGTGTTTATAGTTCCAACTAAAATAGGCTCAATAACTTTTCTGTTTAAAGAACTATCTTCTGGTAAAGTAATATAACTTTCTGCGGCACTACTAACACCCATATATCCAGCAGAAATAGCAGGTTTTCTAGTTGCTACAGCTAAACCAATTTGGACAAAATAATCAAAAGCGTTTTGTTCTATAGCAAATCCAATTCTATTACCAACAATATCCCACCTGCCGTTTTGCCACGCTTCCTCAAAAGTAACCTCTGGCTCTAATATTAAATCTTTAACATCATCAAAAGCCATATCTACAATTTCTCTTCCCTTTTGTTCTAAGTCGGAAGCAAAGTTTGGATTAACCTCTTCTACGGCATCTATAATTCTATCAGAATGACCTACTGGATCAAAAAGCCAATCAACTGGTGTAGAGCTAACACCTTTAAGTTCGTCTAATTTTTCAGCTTGTTCTTTATATTTTTCTCTTGGTAAGCCTGTAACAGATTCCCAAAACCAAGCATCTACCTCATCCTGAAAGTCTGCGGCAGTTTTAATAGCTTGTGGAATACCAAGCCCTTTACCTTTAAGTCGTTTAAGATTGCTTGATAAATGAAGCATTCTTTCATCCCACCAACTTAAATTTTTCTCATTAGCTTCTTTAGGTGTAGTACCTATGCCGTAATCTATTTCTATTTGACCTAGAGTTTGTTCGCTATTAAGTAACTCACCAAGTTTTTGGCTATAGTATCTTTGTGCTTTTATTTCTTCTATTTCATCATCAGTAAAATTTTCTGAGACAAACTGTCTTTCATTTTTTTCAAGATTCTGAAAAGGGTCGTAAATTAAATTATCTGCGGCAGTTAAAAAATCTGGAGACTTTAATGGACTAAATCCTTCTGGTACTTCGCTAAATCCTTTTGGTGTAGACATTATTAATCCTTTATAAAAAATTTATCGCCAACTTTAATTATAGAGCCACTTGGTAAATCTTCAGCAATTTGAGAATTAGATTGATAAGTTAATAATTCACTAATTGATGAAACGCCAGCAACAGACATAGTAGATTGTGGTGCTGGTGTCATTAATGCTTTTTGTCTGGCTAAATGTTTTTTATATGGTGTTAAATTTTCTGTAGCCCACTTTACAGGATCAGCACCTTCAACAATTACATCTTTATAAAAAGCCTGAAGTAAACCATCCATACGCTGTACGCCAAGACCAATTTGTTTTGCTTTTACAGCATCTTTAGTTTGATCATCAAATACGCTAGATATTTCTTTCATTACTTCTCTTTGAGTTGGCGTTAATTGACTCTCGCCAAGTGCTCCTTCTTTAACAGCACCTGTACCAGATATAGTTTTAGTTATCATATCTAAAAGACTACGGGTAGTGCTTATGGAAAAATTAGGGCTAACCTTACCACTAGCACTTACTGTATAAAGTTTTGATAAGATGTCATCAACTTTATCCATTCTAAAAGATTCTTCATTTAATTTATTAATATTTCCAACAACTTCAGTATATAAATCAGTACTTTCTTCCGTGGTTTGTCTACCAGTAACTAATGCTTCTAAGGATAATGCTTGTGCCTCACTAATAAGAGGAACCTCTTGTCCATTAATATTTACAGTTTGTATTCTAGCTTGTTGTATTTCTGGTAATTCTAGTAAACCATTATCATACTTAGCACGAAGTTGATTGGCAGTTTCGGTTTGTGTTTCAATAGTCTTAGATATAATTTTATTTTCAGCCTGACCACGAAGTCTAATAACCTCTTCTTGTTGTGCTATACTTAATTTACTAGCATCGTAACCACCCTCTTGTGGAGATAATTCAAAAAAGTTTATATCTGTTGCAACTCTATTTTGTACTTCTTTAAAGTATCTGTTTTGTTCAAATGAGCGACTATCAGATAAAAAACTATCATAAGTTTTAGTACCAAGATCAACACGACCTTTATTAGCATAATCATATTGTTCTTCTATAGATGTAAATGCCTCACCAGTAGAAGGATTAATTCTTAACTGCCCGTTAAGTGCGGCATCTTCTAGGTCTAAATATGTTCTATCTGAATTTTCTTTTACAATATCAAAATTTCTTTTTTGTGCAGAAAGTCCAACTTTACTTAAGTAAGTATTAAAATTAACTTCAGCGTTACGTTTTACCCTATTTGATAAATTACTATCCTGAAATTGTTGTTGTTGTTGTTCTTTCCATTGTTCGTAAAAAGTATTGATTTCATTTTCATCAGTCATTGATGAGATTGTATTTGTAAAAGCAAGAGCATCTGTTTCCATTCTATTATTTAACTCTGCTATTGCGGCTTCATCTTTTTTTTCTTGTATTTTTTCAAAAAGCCCACTAGCACCTTCAGCGGCAGTTTGCATTACCCTTGAGCCTGCACTTGCGGCTTTTGCGGCTAAATCAGCACTAAGCTCAACGGCAGTTCCCTCGCCAGAAACTTTAACTTGTGGTGTATATCTTTTAAGTGAAATAGCCATTAATCCTCGCCTCCTATTCCCAATATAGCGGCTTCTGTTACACTGCCTATAAATTCTTGTTGACCCCTTGCTCTAGCAATATTTGCCCCAAGTTGACCTTCATATATTGTTTTTTGTGCTACACTTTCTCCACGAAGTTTTGCGACATCTCTTTGACGTTGTACTTCTAGTAAATCCATTTGCATAGTTATGGCAGAATCAATAAGACTTTGCAAGTCTGTTCCTGCTACCAATCCACCTCTTTGAAAAACACTCATACGTTGCTGTGCCGCAAACTCACGTTGTTGTTTAACAAGTCGTTTAGATTGAGCTTCTACTGCATCTGCTTGTGCTTTAGCATTTATACGAGCTACCCTTGCATTATATTGAGCCATAGCTTTTCTAGCTCTAGCTTCTTGACTAGCCGCTTTTATACCAAAAAGACCACCAATTATTTTACCACCTATAGCCATTGTTAATGGATCCATTATGCACCCTCCGCATTAATGTGTGTGGCAATACTTAATACTGTCATAGGATAGGGTAAGTCTTGTCGCACCTCTATTACTTTTTCTCGTTCGTAGTCCGAAGCTACAAAAAATCTTTGTTGCCCTGTCTTAACTTCTAGTGCCTGACCTAGTGAGTCTTGCGTGTCTAGCACAGAGTATGTTGTTAGTTGTTTACCTTGCTCGCCTACAGCCGCACCTTTAGTTTTAAAGAATCGCACAATAATCTTGGATATAGCTTTAACCCTGCTTTGTGACAGCTTGTTGACTAGGTTAGGCTCGATGGGCATAGGGCGTAGTGTGGACACATAAGGCAGTCCAGCAATTACTTTAGCACCATACTCGTCTACACTTACCTCACCGCTTGTTACAACTTTGTCGGCAATATAGTTATCGTCTACTAGTACCTGTACTGTTTTACCTTCTAAGTGCGAAAGCCCTGTAACCTTGTTGCTAATTTCTTTAACTGTTATAGCTCTATCTGAGCCATCTGCAAATGAGCCTCCAGCCATTTCGCTTCCTGCACCCCAGCTAACATCCCAAACAAAGTCTACGCCAGCACCAGCAAAATCATCAGAAGACTCTGTAGTAGGTTGGGTAATTAACCATCTTAAACTAATATATCTTTGAGAGGGTGTAAATCCAATAAATCCAGGACCTGGTTCAGTGCCTGATCTTGTGTATCTAGTTTGCAAATCATTTAAGTCGCCAAAACCACGATCTAAAAGATAATTACCATCAACTCTAGCTGTTCCACTAACTACAAACTCTTTTACTGGAACTTTAGTTGTTGTACCAATAATTCTTAAATAAAAATTATCAGCATCAATTTTTTCTACTTCGTAATTATTGCCTGTTAAGTCGCTGTATGTAGATGACTCAATGTTTACAAAGTCGCCTGTAGAGTATCCGTGACCTGTAATATTGATAATTAAATAGTCTTCACTAATATCATTCTTAGCATTACCAGACTTGCTACCAGTACCCTGAAACTCTTTGCCTGAATCTACATACCAATTAAGGTCTTTGCGTGGATGAAACTTTTCAATGCAGTATTTAGTAACAGGTGTATCCTCACCAGTTGTGCGTTTAACACAAGCCCAGACTGTGTCTTCACCGCTGTCGTGTATAGATGCGGCACTATAAAACTCTCCGTCTGTTTCTATTCTAGCCCAGCCACGAATTTGTTGACCACGCTCGTAGGTCATAGCACAAGCCTTGCCGTCATCCTTTATGCACCATACAATCTGGTTAGGTTGCTTTTGAATAAACATTTCTTTTACACCAGAATCAGTTACATCTTCGCTAATAACATTTAAGTCATTACCAACAAACGTATCTGAAGTTTGGTCGTACACCAACTCACGCAACTTTAGTCCATCACGTTGCACATATACCACGACATCGTTTGCAATCTCAGCCTGTAGTGCGGCAGAGCCATACGAGTTTTCTACAAGTGTTGTGATGTTATCTTGTGTAATTAGTGCATCTCTATCCGCAGAACGAACAGATACCGCTGTACCTGCTGTGCCTAAGAAAAGGTAACGCTTGCCTTCTAGCCACTTGGGTTCTTCAGGCGAGTCGATAGTACGCTTAATCGCATCGGTAGAAAGGCTACCAGTTAAAAAGTTATATATGTCCCCAAACGCTGATGCAAATAAATCTGCTGGTTGGTCTATAGAACCTGCAAGCCATAGTCTGTTTTCAAAAAATTCTGACGCTGGGGGAAAGCCACGATAGTCTGAGTAGGCTCCCTCAAGCCAATGTACTGTAGCGTCTGGGTTTGCTTGACCACCTTGAAGCATTGAAACAATAGTCGCAGTAGCAGTAGTAACCGCTGTGCCTACAGTTGTGCTTACCGATGTAATTTTTACAACACCTTTATGATAAATATTTTCAGCCTCAATACTTGCGTTAATAGTATTTGTTGCTATTACAACAGATATTCTAATCTCAGTATTTGCATCTTCGGGTACTGTAGAAGCGTACTTAAAGTTTCTTGCGGTTCCTCCAGTTGTGTCGCCAATAACAACATAACTTTCCCAACTTCCACCAGCTATACGTCTTTCAATAATAACTGAACCCTTCCAAGTCTCAGATGTTTCAAAGCTCCAGTTTGAAAAACTAACATCTAGTGCATCACTTTGTGCTGTTCCATTACTACTAAATGCTACTTCTTTTTTATTTGCGGCTCGTATATGTTCGATACCCCAATGAGAACCTTCGTGACCCTTGTGGAATATTGCTGTGCTTGCTGTTAAAGTAGTTGTGCCTGTGTAAACATTACTAGGTGCTGACGCATCAATATTAGTTGTAGTATCATTTATTTCCATTAATGGTGGATACACATAACTAATTTTTTCAATAGTAAATGTAGGAGCAGTTGTTGCTCTTTTAAAGATCATAGCTTCTTTTGTAGGACAGGTAAGTATAAGTGTATCGTAGCGTCTGTTAAACTGTACTGTACGAAGCTCTGCGGTAGTGTAGTCAATGTTATCTGTTTCGGTTACGCTAACAACTTGATCTACACCATTAGCATCTGTGTAATGTACTTTGGCGTAGTCTGTACCCAGCTCGATTACATAACGAATGTCGCTGGAAAAATCAAACTCAATCATACGGGCTGGATTACTTCCGTCAGTACCAGTTAGTGCTACAAACTCTGAGCCTGCTCTACGCTCTACACCGCCCTGTGGTAATACAAAAAAATTGTCGAGATCACGACAACCAATCTTGTAAACTTCAAAGTCTGAGCGACCATCAATGTTGCGAGATAGTTCCCCAGCATTAAACGCCTGTGTGTAATTAATAGCCATTATATAATCGGTTGCTCGTTATAACGTGATAAAATAAAGTCACTTTCTTCCATCTCCCAATATTTGTTTTCTAGTGTATCAACGCTACGGGCGGCAGGAAGAACTATCTGTTCGTACTCTTGTATCAAATTGTTTTGCATTACTTGGTCTAGTTGCATTGGAACTGCTAACTTAATCGCAAGGTTTTGTATTACTGCTCTTGTCAAAAATGCGTCTAGCTGGCTTACATCGTCTGGCTTGCTTACATAACAAAGATAAACAGTTTCGTAGTCACAGAGTATTGTACGCCCTTCTACGACCCATTGTGTGCGGTCATCGTAGGCATCGGCTTTGTCGTACACATTCATTACCCGAATGCAGTCATTGGGTAGTTGGTACTTGTACTTAAATTTAAAAGCAGGGGTTTCGGTCAACCTAGAAAGCTGTGAGCGTTTTAATGCGCTGTTCCACTTGTATGTGCGTAGTGTTTCTTCTAGTGCCTGATCGAACAAAATGCCGCAAAGTTTTGCACTTTGAACGACAGCTTCGGAATCAGTTTGATTAATATCAAGAGAGGCAATGGTATCTGCTCCAATCTTGAGGAGAGCGTGATTACATATTTCTACTTTAGATAAACCCATAGTACCTCCAAAAAAATAAAATGGGGGGCTTACTCTAGCCGAGAAGGAAAGCTAGATGCCCCCAAGTTTAATTATGCTTCAGAAACTTGAATCTGAACAACTTTTTCTTCTTCCATACGAACAGCTCCGCAACGCATTGCAGAGTAAGCGTACCAGTTGAAGCGTTTGTCAGCACGTTTCGCAATGTCAGTTTCGATGCCCATTCCTACAGCAGAGCGGATACCAGACTTAACCCAAGCGAAGTTAGCACGAACGTTGTCGTCGGTAGAAGATACCGCAGGAACGTCAGATGATGACCAAGTTAGGTTAGCTGTGTTAGTGTCTGTTGCAACGAAAGGAAGCAAGTTAGAAACAACAATCTTGAATCCGTAGAATGTGTCGATGCCACCAGAAACTAGGGCTTTAACATTCATAAAGTCAGCAGATGTAGCTTCTGTGTTACCTAACAAATCTTCGATCTGAGTAGGTGTAACAGCTAGATATGCTTCGTTCATTGGGTCGTCGAGGTCAACACCATTCTTCTGGAGGATAGCACGGGCTTCACGAATCTTAGCGATTGTGAGACCAGAGTTAGCCTGAAGAATCTTCTGACCAGAACCAAGAGTTGCACTTCCAGCACCAGCTTTACCAGTAGATGCAGTACCTAATGCACCGCTAATGAACTCAATATCTTTCTTACGCATTAACGCAGAAACCTGACGCTGAACATACTCAGACTCAGGGTTGATAAGAGTTTGCACTTTGTCGAAGCGGTC